CGGTCAGGCAGGCGAATACGCAGTGTAGAACCAATCTTGGCACCTTCAACAGCAAAGCTGTCGTCGTACTGACGGTTCACGTTTCGGGTGAGCACCAGGTTGTTCTCGAGAATCTCGAGAGCTTTTCGGGTGATCATGTCGATCGTTAAGATACTATTAGACATGGAAAAAATCCTTTAAAAAATTAGCGGTTGGCTTGTGCTTCCCACTTCTTTCGTTGTCTTGCTCGTTCAGCTTCAATCCACTGCGAATCGGTCATGGTCTTGGTAGACCGTGGATCAGTAGTGTCATAAGCTGGGCCTCCGGTGGAGCGAGCTGTAACAGGCGAAATCGGTGCTGGCGCAGACGTGGTTCGTTTCACGGGAGGATCGGTGGCCAACTTGGCCTCAATTCTCCCAATTTCCTTGGCCTGCACGAATGGCGCAAGACGAGAAATACGATCTGCTTCCTTGGGGTTAGCACCGAGGTAGTAAGCTACTTCAGGGCCAATGTCCGAGGCTTGGATCGTCTGAGCCATCACGTTGGTGATCGGCAACTTGGGGTTGTAGGCGACTTGTTCAAAATCGTCGTACTTCGTCCGAGCTTCCTCTTCCTTTTCGTGGTAGGTCTCAAGAATCGCAGATTGCTGCCTTGCTTCTTCTCGCTGGGCTAACAGTTGTTCGGCTTTCTGGTATGCCAATGCGTCTGCATAGGCTTCAGGGCTTTCAAACTGATCTACCGGCGGGACGTTTGCTGGCGCTCTCAGCGTCTGGGCTTCCGCCTGACGTTGAGTCTGCTCTCTTTCCCACTTACGTTGCTCTCTTGCAAGCCTTTTGCCGATTGCTGCATCAAGTTCTTCTTGGGTAAAAACCCGTGAAGGCTCTTTTGCTTCGTCAGCGACTTCCGGCGTTTGAATTGCTTCCTGAGTGGCCGTCACTTCTGGAGCTGGCGCGGAGTCGACTTCCGCTAAGGGTTGTTGGACTTCTTCAGTCATTTTTGAATCTCAATGATTCCCTGGTGATCGCACCAGTACGGTTTTCAGCATTATGCTTGAATTTGGGCTGTTTGGTAAGCGGCAATGACTTCAGCCGTATGCACCGTAGCGCAAATGGCTTGAACCTTGGCATCCTCGGCGCTGTAGTCGTCGCCTGGGGCAACTACATGGCGGTGAAATGTGCCACTTATCTGTTTACCATCTTCCATGATTGATGTTTTGGTTCGGACTTGTACCGACCCATTTTCAACCACTTCAATTTGATCTACTAATATTATTTTTTCTATTGTCATTTGGATTTTTAGTTAAAGTTATGCTGCAATGTATGTACCAGTTAACCGCAATAAGTTTCCAGTTGATGCTAAGGTTACATCGCTAACAGTTAAAACACTTGATGCGCCGTTAGCGGTTACCCTGTAATAAAGACCTATTTGTGTAGAGTTAGCACGAACCAACCCTGCACTTGGTTGATTAGTAACCCACGCAGATGTTTGGCTAACAGCCACACTAGAAAACCCGTTTTGTGTAGTTCCCGAACTTGCTACGGCGGTGAACGGCAGCCCACCTACTCTTACCTCTAATGTTGCTGTGCTTAAAGTTACAGAATTTGTATAAAGCAAACATTGAATATGAACTACGCTGCCAATTTTTGTGTACCGCCCACCGTTAAGCGTATTGTATGTAATTGCACCAAATGAGCCGCCTTCAGATTGTAAAACAGGCGACCAAGTGCCTTCTTCATAGTCAGCAAACAATTCGCTTGTGCCTGAACCTGAAGTGGCTGAAAAATCAATGCCTTTACCTGATGTTCCTATAACTAGATTGCCTGTACTTAATGTTGCATCTCCAACTAATGTTGGCGTAGTAATACTTGGGCTAGTGCTAAAAACTAAATTTGTGGTAGTAGTGCCTGTTGCCCCTGATGCGGAATAACCTGTGATGTTGTTAAATGCCGTAATGCTGGCGCTTGAAGCGTTTGTACCGCCATTAGCAACAGGCAATGTGCCGCTTACATGGGTTGTTAAACCAACCTTTCCCCAGCTTGGGGCAGTTGATACACCGCCAGAAATAAGCGCATTGCCCGTAGCTACATCAGCAAGTTTGGCAAGGGTTGTAGTGGTATCAGCATAAATAATATCGCCAACCGCATAAGACGTTTGACCTGTACCGCCTTTAGCCGCAGTAATAGTGCCAAGGCCTGGAGTTAAATTGGCAACTGTTACTTTAACTGTTGCACTACTTTGAACAATTGGCAAAACTTCCGTACCCACAACCGTAGCTGCGGAGGTTAGCGCGGAAATCTTGCTGTTAGACATTATTTGCCTTCTAGCACTTTAATACGCTCAGTCAATTCTTGCACCGCAGATACCAAAGCCGCCACAATTTTGGATGCGTCAACGCCTTGGTACAAAGGTTCGTTATCAATTCCCACTTGATCTTTTTCCCCTGTTACTGCCGCAGGAAATACTTGTTGAAGTTCATGAGCCAGGAAACCTTCACCTAAAATTTGTTTGGATTTCCAAGTAAACGTAACGGGTTTTAATTGGCAAATGCGGTCTAACGCATCTGTCATAGGTTGAGGATTTTCTTTTAACCGATAGTCAGACGATGTGGCGTAATTAATAGCTGTGCCGCTACTAGCCACTGCAATTTTACCAATTTCGGATGGAGTTGTTCCAATGCGAAAACTAAAAAATTTGTACCCATCTGCAACTGCTGCATTGTTATTACATGCTAGGTATGCAATCCCACCAGCATCACTGCTACTGGCAGAAAGATTAGCTGTTCCGTCCGAAAACAATCCATGCCCAACAGAACCAGATGTTACATTGGAAGAATTTTCTTTTCCAACCGCAAGATTTGTAGGTGTCCACAAACCTCTTTTGGTATACGCTGATCGAACGCTAAAAAGATTTGAGTATGTATTATTATTGCCAGCATCAACTATTTCTGTACCAGTTGTAGAACCTGATAAACGTTTAACAGTATGCCCGTCTGCGTCGGTTTGAAATTCAACTAATGTATTTGTAAGTCCTGCTGCATCAACCAAAACTTGACCTATATGGCAACCTTTAGAATAAGTGCGGAATAAAACAATTTTACCAAGGTAATTATCGCCTGGGTTTGCCACAATAAAGCTAATTTCAGCGCCAGATGGGTTTGAGCTTCCGTTACCAAATTCAACAACAATACTATTTGCGTCTGATGTTCCACCGCCACCTTCAGACCAAATAATTCCAATGTTATATCGACCACCAGCCAAAACGACAGGAGTGCCAACAGAACCGGTAGACGAAAGTAACCCTATGTTTATGCAGCCTCCGCTAACAATATAAACATTTGCGGTGTCGTATCCAGTTGCGCCTGTTTTTGAGCCACCGATAAAACAAGAAAGCTGCCTAAAAGTCATTTCCCCAATAGGTTCGCCCGTTGCCTCAATACGGAAATTATTTTTACCGTTTTTGTATAGCCATGCGTGTCCGCATTCGCCGTTGTAAATTGAACCAGTTAGAAAAATTCCATGATCGGCGTTGAATGAGCAAGAAAGTCTTTCCCACGACAACTCAACAGCGGTTTCTATTCCTGCACCACTCCTGCCGTTTACATAAAGTCCATGCCCCGAATATCCAGACCCGCTTGTAACGAAAGCAGAGCCAGTCCACAAAGCACCAAGCAATAAAACATCTTGTATGTGAAAACGTAAACGTCTGTCGCCTAAATTGGGTGGTTGTACTGTTAAGTTATTTCCAGCAATATTTGAGTTCCAAAGAACAGTTCCTCCGTTAAGAACAATAGTAGAGTCGTTATCCCATAAATCAGGGGGAGTATCTCCAACAATTTCAATACCTTGGACTACAGTAAGCCCAGTGTGTCTATAAAGTCCGTTTGGAATGCGTAATTGACCGCCTTTTGGCGTTGCATCAATAGCATTCTGTAACGCATACGTTACGTCAGGCGCACCAGCGGTTTGATTTCGCGCAACAACTTGTACTTGGTCTGCTGCGGTCATGAAATCAAATACACTTACATACTGACGCAACTTAGCTTGTACGGTAGTAGCTACAGCACTTGCGTTACCTTGTGTGTACCCAACAAGAGATGATCCTGAAGATGCAGCAAAAGTAGAATAAATTCCAGCAGTAACATTGGCAGCAACGCCGCTTGCATTTCCAGTTACGTTGTCGTAAGTTGCAATTGTGACCGCTGCCGACGTTTGTAAAACAAATTTATATGCAATAGCATCAGTTAACCAAATTTCACCGCCTGACGCTACTCGTCCAGCAGAATTCAACACAATAGGGTTGGCGTGGGCAACATTACCCGCGCTAGTGGTATACGCAGCTTGAGGGGTGGTAGTTCCTGCGGCGTAGGTGTATATAAGACCGCCAGAAAGAATAACGCCGCTGTTGTCAAAAAACTGAGCGCCAGCTCCTGCCAGCATGGAAAGATTGACGGCCATGATTAACCTTTATTACGCTTTTAATGCGGCAACTTTAGCTTGGAAATCTTTAACGCGGGCGTCAAGACTAGCTTGATCTTCAGCCAGCTTGGCTTCTAACACATCCAAACGGGTTTGGTTTTCGCTTTGGCGACGTTCACGTGTGCTAAAAGTATTTTCGCGTATGGTCAACGCGGTATCGCGCTCGGCGCTAGATGTTTCAAACGCTTTAACTTGATCAGCCAATTCAGTTTCACGGGCCGCAAGTTCGTCGGTCTTAACTTTGGCTTTGTCGTTTTTGTCTTTGGCTGCTGCCACCATTTCTGCGGCTTGAGTTTTAGCAGTTGCCAATTCTGCGGCAGCTTTGGCTCGATCAGCCACTGCGTCTTGAGCAGCAGATAGCGCGCCTTGGCGTATAGCCAATTCATCTCGCAATGCAGCCATAGTAGCCAAATCTACAGGCAACTGTTTGGTGAAATATTCAACGTAATTCAAAGCAGGCGTATCGTTAGAAATGTTCATTTTGGCCTCGTTATGAATAGTAAGTAATGTTTAATTTTGCGCTAGCAGTTTGTTCAATAAATTGAATTTGCGACAGATCGCCGTCGTATTGCAACGTAACGCCAGCAGCCAGAGGCATACCAACAGAAGCTGTAGGTGCTACGCCATCATCACGCCAACGAACTGTTTGAGTTTCGGGCGTAATGATTGCAATACGAGGGGTACCTACCAAACCATTCAAATCTCTTTGCGGCACTGTCAATTTAGTTGCCGAACTAAGACTTGTGATCTGTTGATACCCCATTACAGAGGTAATTGCCTTTAGGTTAATTGCCATTCAAAATCTCCTTCTTTCGGTGAATGACCGAAATTTGACCAAAGTTTGTTCAATAGTGTTGATAATAGCAGAAAAGAAACTGCCTGAAAAGAAAGTGTCACTGTAAAAATTACCAACAGAAAAAAAACCGCCTGAAAAAAAAGCGCCGTTGTAAAAATTATTCATCAATACGCTTCAAAAATAATAACGCCGTTTGTGCCTAAACCAACTGTTGTGCTACCAATACTTCCACCGCCACCGGCTCCATATCCAAGGCCATCAACTCCTGCGTTTATCGCCATACCAACAGCATATCCACCTGCACCAAACATATTGCTACCGCCAAATCCAGATTGTTGTGTTCCAACTGCTGTTGAAGTACCAAACGCACTACCACCATATCCACCACGAATATTTACATCTCCTCCAGTAGCAGCACCACCAAGACCGCCAGCAGTAAAAGACGCTGCGTATGCAACAGAAGTGCCAGCAGTACCTCCAGAACCAGTAATATCTGAGGCTAAAGTATAAGTGCCAGATGTTACAAAATTAGGTAAAGAGGCGGCATTAACAGTGTAAGTAAGTGTTTGTCCAGCAGTTATAGCAAGCCATTTAATTGCAACACCACCAGCACCACCGCCCGAACCTCTTTGGGATGTAGTACCGCCACCGTTGCCGCCTTTACCAACAACAGTAATTTTTAGCCATTGAGTATTTGCAGGTGCGGTATAAGTTGCCGATGTTCCGGATGTAAAAATATCCGTTTGTTTTGCTAATGTTGCCGCAGCATTGATAGTTTTCGCCGCAGACCCATCATAAGTTGTACCTGAGCTAAACGTAACGCCTGTTCCTGCCGTCAGTGCGTTAGCTACTGAACCAGCAGAGCCAGTGGTGTTTTGATTAAAAGTCGGCCAAGTAAAAGTGCCGGTAGAAAAATTACCTGACTGGGGAGTACCCAATATTGGCGTGACAAAAGTTGGGGATGTTGCCAGTGCAACAACAGTGCCAGAACCTGTTGTTGAATACGATGTTCCCCAAGCTGAACCCGTAGAGTTTGGAATTCCTGAGCCAGGATAAACCATACCGCCGCCGCCGCCAGTAGCGTTAATGGTTATCGCCGTTGAACCGTCATAAGTAGTGCCAGAACTAAACGTAATATTTGTTCCTGCCGTCAGTGCATTGGCTACAGAACCAGCAGAGCCAGTGGTATTTTGATTAAGCGTAGGTACATCAGCCGCAACAATCGTAGCAAGCGCCGTATTTGTTCCGTCAGAACGTAAATATTTTCCAGACGTTTGCGTCCCCGATAGTGCTGTTAGCGCCGCCGCTTGTGTGGTTTGCCCTGTACCGCCATTAACAATAGCCACAGTACTCGTTACATTAGCGGCGTTGCCAGAAATATTGCCGCTAACAACACTTCCAGTAATTGAACCGCCGGTAATGGCCACATTATTGGCATTTTGTTCAGCCATTGTGCCCACACCAGTTAAGGTATGGTCTGCATTCCAAGCTGTCGCACCAGTGGCGCTAAACGAACCATCTGCGGGGGTTGAATGTTTAATTGAAACGGTCATGCGAGAAACCTTAATTTATATAACGTTCTTAAATAAATTTCAATAATATTGTCAATCAATTGTTGTAGCGACATATCAGTTTTGTCCACTACGTCGTAACGGCACTTTTCAATTTCATCCAACTGGTTTTGCAAAAAGTCGATGATGTTGGATGTCTTGGTAGCCGAATGCAAAGTGATTGGCCCCATCAGGCCATGACGGCCTTGGTAGGCTTCAGCAAAGTCATCCGCAGCACCAATGATGCGTTCATAGAAAATATTGAGCGCGACGTGCTTGGAGTAGCTGCGGGTGTTGAGGTGGACGCTGTGCGCCACATCACGGGCAAGGAACAGCATTCCTACGAAATCAGCGGCCTTGTACATCATTGTGGCATTCCTTGTGGTGGCATAGTTTCCATTTCCTGTTGCTGTTCACGGCCAGGCATTTCATTGACCATGTTTTGCGATTCCATTGCCGCAGCAACCACGCCCATAGCAATATCTTGGATCTGTTGCTCGCTCATACCTGCTTGCACCGCAGCAATTCGTTTGGTCTCGGCTTCGTAAAGTTTTACCTGAGCTTCAAAGTCTTTGCGCTCCATGTCTTGCATCTCAATGGATTTGCCAACATTGGTGATCATCTGGTGCATCTGCTCCATCTCTTGACCCATTGCTTGCATTTGCTGCTCGGCCATTTGCAACTCTGGTGACTTGTCGCCGTCTTCCATGAGCTTAGGATCAATGGTCTTAGCAAAGCGTTTGGCCATCTCTTGGGCACCTGGCCAATCCATGTTCTTGACGAACAGGTCACCGGCCACAGACCACAGTTGCGGATTACCCTGCAACAGTTGAGCCATTGCTTCCAAGGCTTCTTGGCGCTTGGTTGCGTAGCCTGGCCCGGTAGCAACCACCACGTCGTACTTGCCGACACTTGGGTTGTAAATTTTGTCAATCACAATGTCAGGGTTGTTTTGATCGGTAATCTTGCGGACTGCTTCCGGCTGGTCAGGGTTCAGCTTGACCATATTGGTTTCGCCGTCCACACCAATGATGCGAGCCACACGTTGGGTGTCGTATACCTTGGGGATCAAGTCCACCAACTGGCGCACGATGTGCCGTACACCACGGGCCAAGTTGTCACCGTAGTGGTAAGTGCCCACATCACCCTCGCGCTGGCGGGCCAGAATGGCTTTGCCGCTGCGCTCGTTGGACGACATACCTAAAGACGCGTTGTATTGGCCAGTAGATGCTTTGATGTCCTCAGAAGCGCCTGCTTTGGCCTGCAACAGCCCGCTGGAGGCCATTGGAGGCTGTGCCCGCTGGGGTAATGGCAGGATTGAGCCTGCGCCGTCTGTAACGTCTGGATTGACTTCCAAATACGGCCAGTTGGTCGTGTTTGCAGTCTTCCACTGGTTCTCATAGCCTTCAAACTGGCCACCGTAGCCGATAAACGGTGCCTTGGGTGCCAAGGCCAGCATCTCTGCCTCTTGGCTCACCCAGTAGTTGTACATGCGCTGGGCATCTTTGGCGTTACGCACAAGGCCAGACACGTACAAGCGGCCATCGACTTCAAACTCATTGCCAACAATGCGGACTACGGGGATGTATTTCCCCGCCCAATCGCGTTCTTCAAGAATTTCATAACCGTTAATCTTGCAGTATTTAATCTTGACACGATCCGATTCACGAGATCTTTTAGGTTTGCCATAAATTTCTTTCAGTTGTTTGTCCTCTGGGGTGCCTTCAAAAGCGGTCACGTTCCCTGGGTACAAGTTAAGCGTTGATTTGTCGTAATCTACATAGTAGTAATCAGCAACGCGGATAGTATCTTCGGTGAGCCATTGGCTCAGATTTTGGTCGCCCACACCCAGCGATTGCAGTGTGGTGATGGGCGCTGAGTTAGGGTATTTGCGGGTGTATTCGTCTTTGGGGATGTCTTCAGTGACAAAGCACCATTGTTGATCTGCGCCGGTTGGGTCTTGAATGGTTGGGTCCATGTAGACGCTGAATGAGTTACGAACACGGCCAATCTTGATGTCTTGGTCAAACGTGTCTGCGTCGCAATACTCGGTCAGGATGCGGATGTAGCCTTCGCCGTAGGAGACTTGGTTTTCACACGCAGTATCGTACGCGACGTCGGCGTCGCTGATGTACTCGATGTGTCTGACCATGCCGTTGAAGATTTCTGCAACTTCAATGTCTGCGTGGTCATCGGCTGGAATAACTTTGCCACTTGGGCGGTTTTGCCGTTGGTCATTGGTCACTTGCCTTACGTGCTGGGGCAGTTTGTTGATTGTCAGGCACGGCCTGGCGTTGATGGTCTGACCTTGAACCGCGCCTCGGGTGGCCAGTACGTCCGCTGGCCATTGCCAATGGTTGTCGGGCGAACCAGCGTAGAACTTCAGGTCGTCAATCTCATCTTCGCGGGATTCAGACAGCGCGGCGATAGCCATGTCCAACCGCGCGCGAGCAGTCGCCAAGACACTGGATGATGTGTCCTTTTGCTTGCCGCCGTTGGCCACAGCACCGGCTGCGGCGATGCCTGTGTAATCTGCCATTATTTTTTCTTCTTTTCTGCTTCACGCTTGGTTGCGTAAGCGATTGCCACGGCCTGTTTGACCGGCTTACCGGCAGCGACTTCGGCTTTGATGTTCTTGCGGAAGGCTTCGGGTGATTTGGATTTAACGAGTGGCATGTTATTTCTTCTTTGCAGTTTTGGCCGAGTCTTTGAAATCTTTGGCTGTTGGAGCGCCTTTTGCGCCTACAGGGCGCATTTTTTCTTTGCTGCCCGCGGCAATACGTGCCTGTTTGGCGTGAATGTTTGCATAAAGTCCAGGTTTAGTTGCCATTCTACGCTCCCATCCATCCGGTTGAAACTGCGCTTTGAGAAGAAAGTTGCCTGATTGTAGGCTCCCTGTATTCTCTGTGCGCTACAGGAAATGCAAATGTAACAGCAAGTGCATCAGCTGCATCCGGTGAAGCTAACCCTCTTGCTCGCATCTCTTTCTTGCCTTCCAAAAATATAGTGCCTGAAGAATTTGGTTTCTTCGTTGGGCCAGTGAAATCAGCCTTCAGCTGCCGATCTGTGGGGATACTAGCAGATTTCAGCCAGTTACGCATGTCGTTCCACATCTCTGCTCGCTTATTTCCAAATGCCTGCGAGTGCTTGGCCTTGCCTCCAAAGTTCACCCCTCTGACTTTGTAGCGTTGTTCTGTCAGCCGGTCTAGTATCCCATACCCAAGGCCACCCTCATCAATGACGGTAAGCGTTGGCTTGTATTCCTCAATCGCATCAATCACTCGGCCCACAATCTCCATCGTGTCCTCGCCCTTGTACCGCTTTATGGCCACAATGTCCCGTCCTTGTCTCACCACAATCACCGTCGAATCTGCGCCACCCCTGGCTGGATCAACTCCAAGGATGATTGGTGCCGTCAAATCCTTGTAACGCGGGCGCTTGGCAGCATCATCCACAATCACCGGGCTGATAAATTGATCCTCACCAGCTGAAGGGAACTCGCCATAAACCTCAACCTTAGCCTGGCTGCTGTCCTCGCCATATTCGGCAATGATCTGCTCATAAATCGACTTGTCGGTGTCCTCCACCGTCCTAGCATCCACAATTTTTGACGTCCAAAAGTCCCGTTTGGCGTGAAAACACTCAAAAAAGTAGCCCTCATTGCGCCGGGGGTTGGAAAATGCAAACCAGTACCTGTCCGGCGTGTTTTCAGTAAAGAATCCAGCTCCAACTTCCCAAATCGGGTTAGGTATACCGCTGGATTCGTCAAAAATCAGCATCATCCCGTCTTGATTGTGCACACCAGCGTAAGAATCGGGGTTTTCAGCACTCCAGAGCTTGCCCTCACATGCCCAATAACGGGTGCCTTTACGCAAATCGCGCTCAACCAGCTCGGTCAACCATTGTGCTGGCACCAGTTTGGTAGCACTGATTTCCCACCAGTGCGAGTTAATGAGCATTGCAGCCCATTTGGTCAGCTCGGCCCAGGTAACTGAGCGCAGCTGGTTCTCGCTGTTGGCGCTGACCACTACTGAGCCACCAATGCGGGTGGTTAGCATCCACAAAATCAACCAGGACACCAAGGCTGATTTGCCAATGCCTCGACCGGATGACACGGCCATGCGGATGGTGTCATAGTCAATCAAACCCTTTTGCTTCTTGATGTGCTGGGTAATGTCTCTGAGCACTTCCCTCTGCCATTTGCGTGGGCCACTAAACTTCTCCAGCGGAGTATTCTTCTGGCCCCAAGGAAATGCAAAAAGCACAAAAGCCTCCGGATCATCAGCTATGGCCGGTGACCATAACTCCACCATCAGCTTTTGTTCTTCTTCAGATTTGTAAATTGTGGTTTGCATCAGTATGGCGACAACATGTAGTTGGCTGGCTGTTCTGGCGCCGGTTGTGGCGCCAGCATATTTTTTGCAGCCATTGCTCCACCAGCTAATGCTGCCGTGCCAGCTAAGGCTGCTGGAGTGGCGGCACCATAGTACAGCTGTCGCCAATCGCCTTCCTTCATCACCGGCTTAGTGCCGGTGTACCCTGCTTGCTTGTGCGCCGTCAGCGCATCTCGCATCTCTTCCCATGACTGCTTAGGCAACAACCTGTAGTCCGGATGAGCAAACTCATGCGGCTCTAACCGTTGCCGGTACACGTCCCACTTGCGCCACTGCTCGGGAAACAACTCAATCGCCGGATTTTCACCCCTAGACTCATCAACGTAGTCAACCACTCTCTTGTAAAACGGGTTGAAATCTTGCAGCTGCTTAGGCTCAAACGCCAACTTCTCAGGCGTGGCCACACCAGGTATCTCGTTCAATTCGCCAGTTCTTGTGCGGTACATCTTCGACAATGATGATCCACCAATCACGTCAATCGCAGCCTTCTCAACCTTCTTTGTCGGCACTCCCAAAATAGCTTCTTTAGTCGGCTCAACTCCCAACTTGCCAGCCATGCGCGTTCTAAAAGCCTCGCCCACAATCGGATCGTCCAGCATCCTCTCATACGAGTGCCGGATCATGTGCAAGTCAACTGCCGACGTGTTTGCACGGTTCAAGTCCAACCAAGGCGTGCCAAGCGACGCAGTCTTCGGCCCCAAACCCGGCACCTGATTCATCACCCTCAACGTCACGTCGCGCATAGTCTCACCAGGTGCAATCTGAAACATCTCCGGCTTGTCCAAAATCAACTTGGCCAACATCGCCTGATTCTTCAACTCAGCCGTGCCCAGCACTCCCATACCACCGCGGCCAGCTGCCTGCACTCCCGTCTGCCCTTGCGCCGTCACAGACAAACCAGGCTCGCCAACCCTACTGGCCAAAGCCTTCAGCTCATCCATATTCGTCAACCGCAACCGCTGCGCCAAAAATTCATTCGGCGTCAACGGCGCATTAGGCGACAACTGAGCAAAGCTCAACCGGTTAAACATATCCACTTGATCCGGATTCGCCACCTCATGCGTCCTGATCAATTTCTGCATCAACTGATCATGCAAATCCTTCGGCAGCGCACCAGGGTCAATGTTGTTTGCCTTCATCCAAAACATATCCGGCACCGTAAACTTACCCTCCAAACCACCAGGTATCTTGATCTCCCTCTTGCTGGTCAAATCAGTAATGCCCAACGACTGAGGCTCAGTCACCGTCATATTCACCCCGTGCTTCTCACCCCAAGCCTTCCACTCAGCTTCGCTCGCCTTCGCCCCTGGCGTCGTCGGTGTTTCACCCTTCATCCTCATGCGCGTACTCAACGCATCATCAATTACCGACTTGGGCACATACCCGTTAATCTTAAAAGCCGGATTGTTCAATATCGACTTGGCTATGTCCGGATTGCCCTTGAGTATCTTCTTCACTTCGGACCGCGGCACCGCACTACCCGTCACCTCACCAGTAAAAGCTAAATCAGCCAGATCTCGATCCTTGCTGCTTAATTTCTGATATTGCTCGGTAATGTCCTGCAATTTCTGTAAATCAGTTGCAGGCTTAACACCCTTGGTTATGCCCATTGAGGCAAACGACATCGGCCCCGCCATCGTCATATTCGACAATTCCTCAAACGCAGCCTGGTCAGTTACCTTCAGCGGATTTCTCTTGTCACCAAAAGCCTTCGCCTGCAAATCACGCCAGCGTTGTTGAGATTCCTGCAAATTTTTACCACTAAGCGCTTGGCCAATACCTTGCATTTGCTGCGTCCGGTTTGGATCTTGCATCCAACCCAGCATAGAACTCAATACATTTCTGCCGCCGGGTGCCAAGTTATTTGTGGCCATAAATAAACCCCTGTTTTGATCGGCTTAATATACCTTAAAAAAATAAAAAATTGTGCGTGGGGGCACCCGTTCCGGCGCGGCCTTTGCGCTGGCCCTACCCCCCCGCCCGGCCAGCCGGTGGGCAGGCCATGGGCGCTGGCCACACGACATCCGGCCACGACCAAGCCCAATTGAAAAGT